CAGGATTAAAACCCAAACCCAAGTAATAACTTGGGTCAGGGTTCATGTTGAGCTAGATCGCACCATTTCATAAATATGCTAGCTGTAGGGAAAAATTTTCACCAAGGGATCACTCCGTTGGCTACAAAAAACCCTTAGCTTCAAGCTAAAATGGAGCGATACCTCTACCTAGTTTTACAAATAGTTAACTAGGCGCGCCTGCACCGCGAACAGGCTTAGAAATGTCTAAAAAGTTTTCTTCAAAATTTTATCGTCATACTTAGGTACTGGCCCTTCCAATAGACTTCTCAATTGACAACATGTTTGTTCATAATTCACAACAAACTCGTCATAAGAAAATTGGAGTGGTTCATTAGAATAAATTCTAAAACCATCAAGGGTCATCCTAAAAAATGGAATCAAAGGATCCACACTAGGTAGATATTGATCAACATCCGAAGAATTAAATCCCAACATAATGGGACAATCTTTAAAAAAGGCCGTACACAAAATGTGTCTGTCCTTAATTCGGATGTTATCCAATCGGATAAAATCTTTACTAAAAAAGATATAGACAAAAAGAGACAATGCCGTCGGATTCTGTGTTAAATAATCACACTTAATCCATTCAGCAAGAATCTTGGTTTTACATACTATCGCATCTTTAAAGGGCATTCCTTTAGAACATGTGAAAGCACTACCAGTTTTTCTACACCATTTCCAAGAACACAACATTTGTTGTGCCAAGGAAGCATATGTATCTTTTATAATTTCTAACCCAATCGGAATTGGGATTTCTGGAATATTAATATTCAAACCTTCCAGCTCTTGATTCAATTTCTCAATTTGAGAAATTTCCGAATAATCAAAAGACTTTTCTTTATATAAATGCTCTGCTATAGAGCCATCAAACGTGAAATTTCTATTCACGTTGATTTTACAAAATCGTCCACAAACATCAAACCAATATTCACTATGATACTCACAATAGAGTTTACCATCGAGAACAACAAAAACATGATTCTTGTTGTAATCACAAACTTCGAGGAACTTTTTATACTGTTCAACAGGAAATCTGGAATAAAATTTGGAAGCCTTAATCTCATATGAATTAATAGCTTCTAAATCTGTACATCCGGACCAATGAAGATCAGGATCTGGTTTGACATCGTACTGTTCCATTTCATCGGAACTGACGTCTGTGTCATCATAACCCATTTGGGCTATGGGTACAATTTCCTTGACTGAAATAAAATACTTCAATCTGTACCAATATGACATTTTGTATAACATTTGATCATCCATCTTTGGCATAATCGGCAAAAATGGTTTGACAAGGTCGTTATACAATGCTGAGAAAAACGTTCGCTCAACAACCTTATCAAAATTCGAATTAATACGATCAACAAAAATAGTTTGATCTTCAAGATGTGCCATAAATTCAGCGGCAACTGTCTTAAACATCTCTTCTTTTGTGATCTTCACAAGGCTTTCTTCGTTTTCAAATTTGTCATTCGGATAATCACGAATATGACGTGAAGTATACTGAGAAAGATATTGCCTATATTCAACTCCACTAACATCACTTATGTCAGGAGAGTCATTCAGCAATTTCTGTCTCAACCCAAGAAACTCTTTATTCAAATCAACAAAAGTACAATACTTTCGATCATTAAGCAAATGAATATTCTTAGAAATACGACGAATAATAGCCATTGAACAATAACACCACTGTGATAATTTAAAATAAGGTGCCCGATTCGTAGTTATAATTACTAGATCCGGTTCGATATAGACATTACCTTTCAACTCTACATTAGGGTTTAGGGCAGTCTTACGAATGTTATTGACAAAATCAATAACCTTGCGCCATGGGTCTTTCTCGACT